TCGTGGTTTGCCCGGAATGCTAGGTGATAAGGGCGATAGAGGTGATGTTGGTGAGAGAGGTGAAACCGGTTGGACTGGTTGGCCGGGTGATAAAGGTGAACAAGGCGTTCAAGGAGAAAAGGGCGAAAAAGGTGATAAAGGAGATAAGGGTGATCAAGGAGAACAAGGACCAAAGGGCGATAAGGGCGAACAAGGAGAACAGGGTTCAAAGGGTGATCAGGGACCTCAAGGAATACAAGGTGAGAAGGGTGACACGGGCGAAAGAGGGGATCGTGGAGATATCGGTCCTGCTGGTGAACAAGGAGAAAAAGGAGAACCTGGCGAAAAAGGTGATAAAGGCGATAAAGGTGATCCTGGATTATCCGGCAAAGATGGTAGAGAAGGAGAAAGAGGAGAGAAGGGCGAAAAGGGAGATAAGGGAGATACTGGAGAACGAGGTGAGAAGGGCGACAAAGGAGAACCCGGAGACTCGGGGTTATTATCTGTATCTTACCCCTTGGCATATGAGGATGTAAAGAAACACCTATCTCTTGATACAAAGTACCTAGAAGAATTTAATAATAAAGTAACAAGTGAAATATCAAAACATGCCTATGGTTCTGGTGGTGGTGGAAATGTAGACATTTATGTTGAAGCGGAGAAGGCAGTAAAGAATCTCCGTTCTATAAACTTTACAGGATCTGGTTTTGAAGTAACACCAGACGGAACAAAAGTAACTGTACATTCAACAAGTGGTGGATTTACATTTTCAGCAACACCACCCCCAAGCACATCAACACCCGGTCACAGATGGTTGGATAGTACATCGGGTATTCTTTACACCTATGTTGATGATGGTGACACAAAGCAGTGGGTGGATTTATCCGGTGGAGATACTCTACCAAATGCAATACAAGTTACAACTGCAACACATACAGTAAAACTTACAGATTATTATATTGGTGTAAATTATAACGGTGTTGCAACAATCACTCTACCTGCATCAGCACCAACAGGAAAAACTTTTGTAGTAAAAGACGAATCGGGTAATGCGGGAAAAGGATTTTACAGAAGAATAGTAGTAGTCGGTAGTGGTTCAGATAAAATAGACAACGAGGATTCCGCTGCAATAAACATTGACAATGGTTCCTTACAATTCATTTATAGAAACGGATGGAGAATCATATGAGTTACCTTTTTGATAATAAAGTTGGGTTTGTTGACAATGCTGTTGATGGTTTCAACAGATTAAAAGTATCACAACCATTTACTCTGTTTGATTCACAGCACCGTTATCAAGAGAATGATAAATGGGACACATTGACTGCAAGTGGTGGAACCAGTACATTCATCAATAGTGAAAGTGTTATTAATATGTCTGTAACTACTACATCAGGTTCCAAAGTTTACAGAGAAACAAAAAGAGTATTTGCTTATCAACCAGGAAAATCATTATTGGTTATTTCTACCTTTGCATTTGCAACACCAAAGGCAAACTTAAGACAAAGAGTTGGTTACTTTAGTTCAAATGCAGGAACACCTTTGAATGGTGTCTATTTTGAGCAGAATGGAACGCAACTTAGAATAGTTCTTGCATCACAGTCAATAGATACTAATGATGTGTTCACCGAAGTAAATCAAAGTGACTGGAATACTGATAAGTTTGATGGAACTGGTCCATCTGGTAGAACTTTAGATGTCACAAAAGCGAATATTTTTTGGATGGATATTGAATGGTTAGGTGTAGGTGATGTTCGTTGTGGATTCTTTGTTGATGGAAAACCAGTGGTTGCACATGTGTTTCACAATGATAATTTAAATAGAACAACTTATATGACAACTGCATGTTTACCAATTAGATATGAAATAGAAAATACAGGAACAACATCTTCATCTTCAACTATGAAGAGTATTTGTTCATCTGTTATGTCTGAAGGTGGATATGAAGGATTTGCTAGAAGATATAATGTCACTAGAAATGGTTCTACTGGAACTACGCTTACTACTGCTGGCACTCAATATCCAATGATTGCTTTGCGTTTGAATTCAAATAGATTGGATAGTGTCATCGTTCCATCAAATATTAGTGCAGTATTAAACGAAACCGGCGCAAATAAACCAGATACAGTTCAATATAGAATTTTATTAAATCCAACATTAACTGGTGGTTCTTGGTCAACTCACTATAATGGAAATGTTGATTACAATATCACTGCAACAGGAGTATCTGGTGGTAATGATATCATTGGTGGTTATATTAGTAGTAGTGGTTCTCTTAGTCTTTCTAGTATAAATGATTTCAATTTTCAATTAGGTAGAACACAAGCAGGTGTGTCTGACACATTTGTTTTGACTTTTACACCAATAAACTCCGGTGCTGTTTGTTTTGTTGATCTGTCTTGGTTCGAACTTATCTGAGGTAAAACATGCTAGACTTTCCAGCAAATCCAATATTAAATCAAGAATACACCTTTAATGAAATTACATGGGTATGGAATGGTTCTGCTTGGTACAAGAAACTTCAAATGGTTTCTTCAACACCATACATTATCAATCTAGACTTAAATACAAATAATGATTTGAATGCGACCTATTCTAATGGAATAACTGATCTTGTTGGTAATTTTACAACAAGTGTGGTTGGTTCTGTAGATGGTGGAACTTTCTGATCTAAATAGTTGACAAACTCACAAGCGAAGGTATACTTTAGCACACAAAGGAGAAATATATGCAATTACCAACTTCATATCAACAATTCATTCATCTTTCACGCTACAGCCGATGGTTAGAAACCGAAGGTCGTAGAGAAACATGGGAAGAAACAGTTGATAGGTATTTCCAACACTTTGATAAGCACCTTAAGGAAAATACCATGTGCAAGTTGGATAAAGCAACTCGTGAAGAACTCCGTCAAGCAGTTCTTCAACAAGAGATTATGCCTTCTATGCGTGCGCTTATGACAGCAGGAGAAGCACTTGATCGTGATAACACTGCTGGTTATAACTGCTCATATGTTGCAATAAATCGTGTTCGTGCTTTTGATGAAATTCTATATATTCTTATGTGTGGAACCGGAGTCGGTTTCTCAGTGGAGCGTCATTATGTCGATAAACTACCTACAGTCGCTGAAGAGTTTACTGACTCAGATACGACGATCATTGTACAAGACAGCAAGGCTGGTTGGGCTAAAGCTTACAAGGAACTTGTCTCCTTACTCATTGGTGGTCAAATTCCAAGATGGGACTTATCTAAGATACGCCCTGCTGGTGCCAGACTCAAAACTTTTGGAGGTCGTGCATCTGGTCCAAAGCCACTGGATGATCTGTTTAGGTTCACAGTGGATACATTTAGAAGAAGTGCTGGACGCAAACTCACCTCCATCGAATGCCACGATCTCGTCTGTAAGATTGCGGAAGTTGTTGTGGTCGGAGGCGTGCGTAGATCCGCTCTTATTAGCCTATCGAATCTCACGGACGAAAGAATGCGTGATGCTAAGACTGGCGCATGGTGGGAGGCTAATTCTCAAAGAGCACTTGCGAACAATAGCGTCGTCTACAAAGAGAAGCCAGAAATTGGTACATTTATGGAAGAGTGGGTATCTCTCTACAAGAGCAAGAGTGGTGAGCGTGGTATCTTCAATCGTGACGCTTGCCAAAAGACGGTAGCCAAACTTGGTGATCGTCGTGATCCAAGTTATGAATTCGGTACAAATCCTTGCTCAGAAATTATTCTACGAGATCGTCAGTTCTGCAATCTAACAGAAGTAATTGTAAGAACAAACGATACTATGGAGAGTCTTGCTCGTAAGGTTAAACTTGCTGCAATTCTTGGAACATGGCAAGCATCAATGTTGCATTTCCCATATCTTTCATCAGAGTGGAGAAAGAATTGTGAAGAAGAAGCACTACTAGGTGTATCTCTCACAGGTATTCTTGATAATGCAATGATGCGCGATCAACACGGTCTTAAGGCAAACCTTGAAAATCTAAAGCAACATGCAGTTGATACCAATAAGGAATGGGCAAAGAAGTTAGGCATTAATGCTGCAGCAGCAATCACTTGCATCAAGCCAAGTGGTACTGTATCACAACTCACCGATGCTGCATCTGGTATCCATGCTCGACACAACCAGTATTACATCCGTACTGTTCGTGCAGATCGTAAAGATCCACTGTGTCAACTCATGATCGACAAAGGTTTCCCCCACGAACCTTGTGTCATGAAGCCAGACTCAGTTATGGTTTTCTCATTCCCAATGAAGGCAGAGGGATCAGTTACTCGTAACGATATGACTGCTATTGAGCATCTAGAACTTTGGTTAGCATATCAGCGTAATTGGTGTGAACACAAGCCGTCAATCACTGTGACTGTAAAGGAACACGAGTGGATGGAGGTTGGTGCTTGGGTGTACAAGCACTTTGACGAGATCAGTGGTATTTCGTTCTTGCCACACTCAGATCACTCATATCGTCAAGCACCATATCAGGATATTACAAAGGAACTATACGAAGCAATCCTTGAGAAGATGCCAAAGGATGTGGACTGGAGTGAACTCACAAAATATGAAAAGGTTGATCAGACAGTAGGAACTCAAACCTTTGCATGTAGTGGTGATAAGTGTGAATTGGTGGATTTGACAAGTGGAGGATAATATGGGAATATATGTTGAAGAAAGACCTTGGGGCAAATTTGAAGTTCTTTATTCTGGTACTGATACAAAGGTAAAAAGAATAACAGTAAATCCAGGTCATAGATTGAGTTATCAGTATCATCACAAGAGAAGTGAAAGATGGGTGGTGGTATCTGGTAATGGAATATTTACTTTAGATGACATTGCTGTGGATAATGTCACAACTGGTGATGTGTTAAATATTCCAGTTGGTGCAAAACACAGGATAGAAAATAATGGAACAGAACCTTTAGTTTTTGTTGAGGTTCAACTTGGTGAGTCTTTTGAAGAAAATGACATAGTTAGAATTGCAGATGATTATTCTAGATAATAAGGAGATATAAAATGGATAGTAATACATTAGTAGTCATGGTTGTGTCTGGTTTACTTGGTTTCTTCATGGTTAAGTATTTTCAAATGAAGAAGGAAATTGCGAGAAATGATCTAGATAGAGAAATGGATATTGTCTATAGATCAATAGATGATGTTCGTTCTATGCTAGAAAAGGATGCAGAAAGATTAACAAATAAGATTGATAATCTACAAAATGAAATTTATAATGAAATTGATAGAAAGTTTCGTGTATTTTCAAATGCATTAAATGATGCTGATAGAAGAATTGATGAAATTCAATATAATAATTCAAATAAGGAACCAACTTTATTTGATAATGTTTCTTGACTTGATAGATACTTGTGGTATATTATAATTAAAGGAGATTACCATGCTTAAGAACATTCTCGCACTAATCGTAACTTTCTGTCTGACCGCAATTGCACCTGCTCAAGTCGCTGTAGCAGTAGGAGGTGGTTGGGGAGGTGTTGCAGTTTCAACTGGTGGTTACTATGGTGGAGGATATGCTTATGCTGGCACTGGGTATTATGGTGGCTACTATGGTGGTGTAGTTGCCCCTGTGGGTGGATGGTATCCATTCTATTATACGAGTTCCATGTATGCTGCTCCGGTTCCACAAGTTCTTCCTATCGCTCAACCATGCACACCTTACACTGTAGCACCATGCTATGTGCAACCTGTCGTGGTTCAGCAACCCTGTAATAAGCCTTGTCCACCCAAGCCTTGTAACTAAACACCCGTAAACGGGGAATTTCAATCCAGTCCTTCGGGACTGGATTTTTTTTTAATTTTTATTTCTAAAAGTGTGATAAATAATTATGTGAAAGGCAGACTACTCACAGTCTTGAGTCTGATCCTTGCGACAAGTTCATCTTGCAACAATATCGGTGTCGATAAACAGGAAACCCCCCCACCACCGATAGTAGACATTCTGACACCTCCAAAAGAACCAAAGGAGTATGAAGGGTTCACCGTAATAGAAGAGGGTCAAGATCCCTATCGCTGCGTGGGGCAAGTATATGATAAAGATCATGTTATGGTGGGCAGTGCAGTTCAGATAACTGAGACTATTGTACTCACTGCGGGACATTGCATAGACGGAAATAATCTGATGTATTTCAGAGTTGGTGAAACCGACTATGTAATAAAAGAACAAATACTACATCCAAAATATAAATTGGGTGAAATAATTGTAAATGATATTGGTATTTTGATATTACAAGAAAAGACTTGTATTACAGAATTACCAGAAATTACTTACAATAAAACAGATTTAACTCGTTACGAAGAGTTAACAACAATAGGATTTTCACACTGTACCAAAAAGAAAAGCAATCCTGGCTCCTTTTATTATTTTGGTGTAGTGTTAGAAGATCCATTTGAATTTAAATTTAACTCCACAAAAGGAGCACATGTTTGGTTTGGTGATTCTGGTGGAGCAGTATTTGAGAATACTGGTAAATTGTGTGGTTTAATTTCATCCTTTAGATTACATGATTTAACTATTACTGAAATGTCTGCTACTCCTCTTTTCTATCACGAAGAATGGATAAAGGAAACTATTGAGGAGCACAAATGAACAGATTACAAAAAATTTTAGTATGTGCATGTTCATTTTGTATCGGTATCCTTCTGGCTAGACTATTAGGATTCTGATAAATACTTACATGGTAATAGCAGGAATAGATTACTCACTTTGTGGTCCCGCCATCTGTGTTTTCGATGGCGATACTTTTTCATATAACAAATGTTCATTTTATTATCTGACAGATATTAAAAAATATGCTGACACATTTAGTGGAAACATATTTGGTGAACGATTTATGGATTGGAACTCTGAACAAGAGAGATACAAAACAATAGCAGATTGGGCATTAGAGATTGTTATGGGATGCTCACATGTTGCATTAGAAGGTTATGCATATTCAGCAAGTGGTAGAGTATTTCATATAGCAGAAAATACTGGATTATTAAAATATAAGATATATGAAATGGGATTACCTCTTACAATCATCCCACCAACTGAAATAAAGAAGTATGCAACTGGCAAAGGAAATGCAGACAAACAAATGATGTATGATTCATTTGTTCAGGATACTGGTTCACCTTTAAGATTGACTTTAACTCCGGATAAAAAAGAAATTACGAGTCCAGTGTCAGACATCGTGGACTCGTATTTCATTTGTAAGAAGTTGTTTGATACTCTAACTTATCCGTTAGGTAACTGAGGATCTTGAGGCTTATTAGCCTTTTCCATCTCCTCTACTTTTGCCTTCAATTCAGCAAGTTCTTCTTCTGATTCTGTGCAATTTCTGATCCATTGCTTCCAACCCCAAGTACCAACTAAGAATACTATTGGGAGATACCACAGTATCCATTGCCAACCTGTTTGGAATGAGGATCCGTTTGCAATTTCGTGATTAATCTTTTTAAGGATTACGCTTTCTGAAGTACTATCTGGAACAATACTTGGAGCAGTACTGCATCCTGCTAATAGTGCTAATGATAATGCTGTTAAGTATTTCATTGGTTACTCCTTATGACTTGTTAGAAGCAGCAGCAGATCCGAAGTAGAATCCAATGATGCTTAATAGGATTTGACGATTCTCGCTGGTAAACAAATAACCGTTTACTTCAACAAAGAACTTCTTGGTAGTTTCGGGGAATAAACCAAAGAGTCCTTCAGGAGTCTTTGCATCTACTTCAACGAATGTTGGAACACCAAAGAATGGTAAAACGAATGGTGCTAGGAATGTCGCAAATAGGACTGATAGGACTATTAGTTGACGAACACCACGACCAACATCTAGCGGAACTCTTTGTGCTGCTTGATTTTGATTTTCGGTGGTTTGCTTATTTGCTTGCATAAGCTGTTGGAACATTTCCTTTTGGTCTTGCGACTTTTGTGCCATGTAACGGAATAGGAATCCCGTTGCAGAACCACCCACTAACGAAATTAATTCTGTAGGTATCATAACTTATCCTTTCTTTCTTCTCTTACTTAATTGTTTAACTACTTTAGAAACTGGAAATCTTCTAATAACATTCTTTGTCATTAAAGGGACATATGCATCAATACCTGTTGTAGTTCCTGGTCCCATTGCAGCCGAAGCAGAAGACAATTGAGTTCCAGTTACACCTTGTACTTCTTCCTCAATCCTTTGAAGAAGTGCAGACAATACTGCGAATGCTTTATTTTGTAACTCTGATTCATAACTTTCACTTACTGTCTTTAAATTACGACTCATAGCCAATGAACGAAGTCTTTGATAGAGAATTGAATCTGTTGTACAAATATTAATTAAATTTGTCAATAGTGTAAGCAACTCTCTACGAATTCTTGAATTTGCACTTCTCAGGAATGGATATCTGAGATTAAACATTGTATATTGTGCTTTTTGTGCATTCTCACCTGCTAATAAAAGTAGATTATAAAATTTTCGTGGTAAAACAAGAGCACCCTTGTTTTGCTCCATGTCCATCATTTCCTGATCTGCTTTTATTTGCTTTGGAATTTTCATTCCCCACTTCCTACTTTCTTTTTATAGCACTTAACTACTGCTGCTGAAGCATATGCAGATGGCCAAACTTTGAATCTTGATTTAACACTTGCTTTACATGCAGCATGTGCTTCTTTATTTCTGGGATTCCATTTTTCACAAATAAAGTTTGATAGAGCATTTGTGTAGTTTTCTTTCAATCCCTTTTGATTTCCTGGTCTATATTTGCTCTTTTTAGCACTCCAAGTTTTACCAGTTTTGTGACTGCTAAACTGTTGACCTTTTTTATGTGCTTTTTGTTTTAGACGCACTGCCTTTTTCTTTTGTTTATCTGACATCTCGCCCCATGTTTGAGGGGTCTTACTTGAGACTCTACGAGCAGGACGGCACTTCACACGACCACGACCCTTATAGGAACCGCATTCGCTTCCATCCTGTGCTGTCCACTTCTCTTTGAACCAGCGATCTAAACTTTCTTTTAACTTACTAATTCTCATATTTCTCTCAATTTATTTATTATTCTTCTGTCCAATGGAATATTTATAAGATCCGCCTCTGGTATACTGTCTGGCAAAGTATTTAGGAAAACGATGAAAGTTTTCAAATAAGGATGTAAATCCTTCTCTATTCTGCTAAAAAGCAACCTTGTGGCTGAAATAATATCAAAAACATTGTAAAAAATAATAATATGATTGAGAATTAGTCGTTCTCTCAACTGTCCAGATGACTTGTATTTTCTAAATAATCGTTTTAAATATTTAATACGATTCATATCCTCTTGGAACTCGGATATGTTCTTGCATTGAGGATTGTTATAAACCTTCATAGCAAACATCATATAATTGTCATCATCTAAAGTATCAAATTTCATAATAAACTACTTTTTTGGTTTTTTAGTATCTTTTTTCTTATCTTCTTTCGGTTTAAGGTATGTATTCTTAATTCTCTTAAGATCCTTGTACTTCATCAATACTTACACTTTCTCCCAGGAGGGCATGACTTTTTAGAACCTTTCGGACCTGCCCATAATTTTCTACATGCCCAATATTGAGCACCTAATTTGCTCTTTTTCTCACCGCACTTGTGACGAGCTCTGAATGACTTTCTTGCTGCTGGTGAATAATTGTGTCCATATCCCTTTGCACCAAAGTGAACGATCTTTTCTTGACCGCCTTCACATGCCTTTACCATCATCTTCTTACCAGCAGATGTTGATGCTCTTGGTTTATTGCATGGCATATCTTCTTTTGATTCTGTAACTGCTTTGATTGTGTCTCTAATCTGAGAAGCACGAGCAGATAATCTTCCCTCTTGATCTATCTTTGCAATCTTACCTTCTTGCCTTTTGATAAACTTTGATCTTTGCTCAGGAGTTAGAACACCAGCCTTGTGTCTGCGAATTGTTGCCTTTGTGCTCTCTTTTAGGAAATCAAAATAATTCTTCATGGGTTATACCTTTGGTAGTGGAGGGATTCCTGGTAATGATTTTTTCTGTGTGATTGGTTCTGGATTTGGTCTTGATGCTTTATCTTTTTTAAGTAATCTTGGTTCAAGATACTTTGTTGCACCTTCATCTGCTTCTTTTATATTGTTATTTCTGCTTCTATTGTAAGATCTAGAAACAACTCTCACATTGCCATTACCATTTGAACCACCCTTTGATAATGGTTTCTTATGGTCTACATCCTTACCTTTCAAAAGTCCTTGACCAATCTTGATCAATTGATCTCTTGTTTTATTTGCAGCCTTTGAACCTAGTTTTCTTTTTGCTGCACGAACTGCTGCTCTTCTTCTTGCAGTCCATCTCTCACCACGCTCTTTGATTGCTTTTGGTGATGATTGATGTTCTCTGTATTCTTTTGAATAATATTCTCTTGTTTTTTCTTTTGCAGTTCTTGGTCTTGCCTCTGCAATATAGTTTAAAATCATCTCGACAAGTTTCTTCTTTGTCTTCTTTGCTGGTGCTTTTACTGGAGTACGAAGTCTGTTGTAAAGATTCTTTACTGCATCCTCTGGTGCTTTCTCTGGCATGATTGCTCTGAATGATTTGTAATCACCAGCAGTAGCATGTTTTCTAGCAGCAGTTCCACTTACTTCTCTACCCTTTACCGACATTCTTTCAGCACCCGGAGATACAACTTCAAATGATTTGAAGTGTTTTGCATAAGGTGCCATTCTTTCTTTGAAGTCAGCAACTCTGTCTGCACCGACGACCATCTTTACATGTTTATAACCTTTATCCTTTAAATGTTCAATTGCATGGAAAGGACTTACAACCTTTTCATGATGTTGAATATTTGCACCGGGGAAGAATGCTTTCATGGTTTCCACTTTTTCATGTGGATGAAGAGGATTCTTTTCTCTTACTGCTTTTACTTTATGTGTAGGACCGCTTCCAGAAGTGTAAACAACATGATGTGCACCACTCTGTGCAGCAGTGTCCATCACATGTTGGACAATGTGACCATGACCTGCCGTTGGTGGTTGGTTTCTACCAAAAGAAAAAACTACGGAATCATTCCTATTTTTTGCTTCAGAAATGTATTCCTTGAATTTTTTCATTTAGTTTATTTCCTCTTTGTTTTCTTCTGAAACTTCTACAGTTGTTTCTGTAGTTGTTTTCTTGTGAACTGGTTTTTTTGAAGATGGTTTCTTTGGTTTTTCTACCTTTGGTTCTTCTACCTTAACTTCTTCAACCTTTGGTTCTTCTATTTTAGCAAATTCTATGGTCTTGATTGGTTTGTTTTTTGCTTCATTAATCTTTTCTCTTAACCAAAAGCCACTAATTGGTCCTACCTCTTGTGTCTCCTGATTTGCTTTCCAATACCATCTTCCATTATTTCTAATGTAAAAGCCACCATATAATTCTTTATATTGAGTCATTAATAATGATTTGTTCATTTTCCTTTTCCTTTTCCACAGCCGCAGCCTTTTTCTTTTTTCTTTGATTCTGAATTTCTAATTTCTCTACGGGTTGTCATAAAATACCTCCAGATCTATTTATTCTGTTTAATTTTTGTATAAATGATTCAGAAACGGTTTCTTGTGGTTCTTGTTCTTTCTTTTTTGTATCCCACTTCTTTGGTAGAGTAAAGTTTGCTCTTGAGAAGTCTTCTCTATCTACCATTTTATAACCAACTCCTGACTTCTTTCTTACTGCAACATAGCCTTCAGGATGGGTTGGTCGTAATTCACCAGTATCTGCATCTTCTAGATGTGTACCTAGACCTTTTGCTCTTCTGAATTTGTCCACAAGGTGAAGTTTTGCCTTTCCTAAAGCAGAATGTGCATCGAATAATGAATCATATGCTTCTGCATTATCTGCAACATGTTGAAGAACTGGTTTTGATTGTTGTTCGTGTCTTGCTCTGCCTTTTTCAGACTTCATCTTTGCACGCTCTGCTTCGAATCTTGTTCGAAGATAAGTATGAAATCCTTTTGCAGATCCTTTTGGTATACCATTTCTTACATTATAATTTGTATATGTCTTCAAATGAGCAGCGTACTCTGGACTTGATGAAACATGATCCATCAACTCACCAGAAGTTTCTAGATGTTGCATTGCTCCTGCTAAATGTTGAAGAGTTCTGAAATGGTCTTTTTCTGACATATCAGTACCGTCCTCTTCATCATGCATTCTTGCATTTTTAAAGTAAACATCTGGATGTCCTTTAAAATGTGATAGGTCTGGATCAAATCTTGCCTTCATGTTTGCAAGAGAATCTCCCTCATATCCAGTGTGAACAACTATTCCTAGTTTTGAACCCATTATTTTCTTTGATTCATCAGAATCTAATGGAGAAGAATATGTAATTGTATTTGGTCTGAATGTTACATGTTCTTTATTTCCGATCTTTCTCATTTGAAGATCTTCTGGTGTGAACATTAAATCACCCTGATAAACACCCTTCATCTCTCCCAATTTTGGAAGATGTTCAAGTGCTGCTTTTAGTTTTGCTTGTAGTTGAGGACTATCTGGATAATTATCCTCAACATCATCTATGCTATAGTTTACTTTTGGAGTAACATTGAATGCACCTTTAGTAGCGACAAAGAACATTCCTGTCTCTGGATGTCTACCAAATACAACTGCTGGAGCACCATCATACTTTGTTGTTACAAAGAAATCTTTACCACCTTTGCCAGTCATTCCATGAGAAAGTCCATGAAGATAATCTAGAGCAGTTTTAAATCCTTTTCTGCCATGATCGAAGATTGAATCTTCGAGATGTTCCATGTGGATATTTTTTCCACCTGCTGCTTCTTTCAAAAGTTGTAAAAATTTTTGTTTCATATTATGGTGCTACTCCTGGATCTGTTGCAGATGCAAAAGTAAATGATTTATAATTTAAAGGCAAATTAAAAGTTATCCATGTGTCAGTTCCAACTGTTGAAAATGATGTTGGTAGTTTTAATTCACATGTGGTATTGTCTGGATTTGTAAATGTAATAATGTTATAATCTAATTCATTTCCAGTAGAATTTTTTGATCTAACATAAGAAATAGTTAATAAAGTACCGCTTTTGATTACTTTACAGTAACTACCATCTATGATTTTTTCACAAAAACCAGTGCTTGAAATATTTGATGTTCTAATTCCCATAAATCAATATAATCCATAAATTGAAACTGTAGTTTGTGTACCAGTATATGAATATGATTTAATTTGTAATGGTAAAACTATTGAACCAGTTGTAAATTGCATTGCAGCAGTGGTTCCATCTAAATTTGTAAATGTGAATGTGCTATTATTTGCAGTTGCAACTACTAATAATCCTCTATGGGCAGGGATGGTTGCATCTTCAGCAATGGTGTCAGTACCTGCTACCTTAATTGCAAATATTTTATCATAACTAGGGGGATTGCTTGTTCTAATTGGCATTCTTTACCTCAATTTGTTAATTGTCCGAGATAAAGTTATTTATAATCCAGCCAACGCTCCCAAAGTTTATTCTTATGTTCGTCTAGAAGAACGATATGAACGACATCCTTGCCTGGTGCTTGTGGTTGCTTCAGTAACTTCATATTCGCTTCAGAGGGGGTTCTATTCCCTTTACGAAGGTTACAGGGGTGGCAGGAAGCAACCAGATTAGTCCAACTATTACCACCGCCCCTGCTTTTTGGTAAAACATGGTCAACTGTGCTATTTTTTGAACTTAATTTACAGGAACAATATTGACAAATACCATTGTCTCTTTTTATGATATTCTTTTTTGATAATCCTACTTTGCGGAATGGAATTCTCACATATTCAATTAACATAATAGCAGCAGGAAGTTCAAATGTTCCACTGGTTGTTTTAATTGAATATGTGTGACTGTAGTTATATGGTTTTGTGGCTTTACCACTAAACAGTAAATTGATAGCTCTTTGCCAATCAATTACTGATATTACTTCCTCTGAAGCATTCAGAAGTAGAACATCTCGTGTCATAAAAAGTCTCCGTCACAAATTAAGCATTATCAGATGCTTGGAATTTCATCATTTTAGGCGAAACCGGCGGTACATCTTCAGCAGATGGATTTAATTTACCTGGGTTATCTGTTGAAGACCTAAGAATCTTTGCTGCAACACCCATAAATTTATTTACATATTGATTAAACTGATCTCTATATTGATCAAAATCTTTATCACCTTGTCTCAAAGTATCTTCCCATACTTTAAATCCACCAGCAACAACATCAATTTTTAAATCTTTAATTGATGTTTGATTTTGTTCTGCAACACGGTAAAGACGATCACGAACCCAATTTGTGAATTCTTGATCGTTTAATTGAAGAGAGTTCATTAACATATTTCTCTTCCTTGCTATTGCTTGGACAGAATATGGTTTAACTACAATCTCTTCAGTCAATAATTTTTGATATTTAAACTTCATGTGGTTATATTAGCAGAAATCTAGCAAAAGTCAAGGAATTACATTCCCTTTTGTCTTAGCATTTTCATTCTTCTTTGTATCATTGGATCATGCATTACATTTGTTAATTGTGATGCAGTATTTCTTCCTGCTGCAGCAACACTTGTTCTACTTCCAGAACTTCTAGAAAGTCTTCTTAATTCATTTACTCTTGCATTTATTTCACTTGAAGATGCACCGCTTCTTCTCATATCTGCTCTAATTTGATTTATTTGTTGAGAAGACATTTGTTCTTGAACTGGAAGTCTATTTTGAGTTTCTGCTCTGAAGTCTTTGAATGCCTTTGGTTCATATACTTCTGGTGCTTGTGGAGCAACCTCTGGTGATTCGTCTTGATCTTCAGCATGAACTTCATCCTTGTTCTCAAGACCGATCATATTTGCCAATTCATCTGCCTTTACACCTAGACCATGTGAAAGACGGTGGAGGTTTTCTTTATCAATTAAACCATCCTTGATTGCTTGCTTTAGGGTAGTTACAAGAGCATCGAATTCCTTGCCAGAACCTGTCATTGGAACTAGTTTGTCATCTTCTGATGATTTTACGCCCTTGAATGATTGTGCTGCAATTGATTTACCGTTTTCCATCGTTTAGCCTTTCTATGTGAATATACTTGTATACAATGTATTTATACATATGAAAAAGGGGAGAAACTATGAACTATTTGAATAAAATAAAAGAACTTAAGGAATTAGAAGAGCAAAAGATGGAATTGGTAAACCTCATTTCTGAGTTATACCAAGAGATAACTGAAGAGGAAGAAGCAGAGGATGTTGAAAAATTGAAAAAACAAGGTTATTACCATGCAAAACATAACCCTTGGTCAGAACCACCATCAAGGGGGTATTACATAAAAGAACCACATCCAAAACATAAGGAATGGTATAAATCTTCAGGACCATATTACGGAGACTAAAAACAAAAACCCCCGATTTCTCGGGGGTTTTTTCTGAACAACTGTTCAGCGACGACGGACAGCCTTCTTACGCGAACGGCTCTTTGTCTTTACGACTGGCTCTGAACCCAACCAAACTAGGTTGAGTAGACCATGAACGACCTCTGCTACACCAAGACCTGCACACTTTAGTCCATTAACAGTGCGGAGGGAGCCTGACTTAACGCGAGTCCAAAAATTAGTAAAGTTTTGCATAAATTCTCCTAAATTGTATGTGCATACGCAGCACATTTGTTTCTATCAATATAGCATGATTTAAGTGTCTGTCAAGTATTTATCAAGTTTGGTTTTGTTTTTTGTAAATATACTTGCTCCAATATTTGTTCAATATCATCTGTCCAGGGATATTCTGGTGGATATTTGATAGTGCAATATGGAGTAATTGTTTCATTTTTCTGTAAATCTGTTAAATTACAGTTTGTTGCTCTGGGTAAATTTTCAGTTAAACAATAAATGAATTTGTATTCATCTGTGAATGGTGCTATGCAAACTGCATAGATGTTTATTCCAGAATTAATAGAACAATAAGTTGTGTTTAGTTTGCTACCATCAGAAAATATAATATCTTTATAATGTGAAGAACATCCTTTGAACTTCCCAATATAAGTTGTTGTACCATGCACATCTTGTGTTTTTGTTATTTTTTTACTTCTATAAACATTTCGTATTTCAATTGAAATTTCAGTATCTTTATAAATTACAACTCTATCACCTTTTTGTTCTCGATTCTGATCACCTGGTTTAAAGTTATGTGTTATGCTTGGCGTTGAATTTATAACTTTTTCAAAATGTATTTCACAGGCATAGCCTTCCAAAATACAATACAAGTTTGAATTATCGTCTGCTACTTTTGTTAATTCTGTTTCTGTAATACTTAATCTTTTTAATATACTCATAATTTAAATTAATCACTTTCAAGGTATCCAGAGTCACACCGATCTTGTTACTTCAAGAATCTTTTGTATTTGAGCCTGAATCTTTTCCACACGATTTGGCCACTTAATATATTCTTTTTCTGGATTTTTCATCAGATTATTCAACAATGGAATAATTAAGCCTTCAATCTTAACCATCTTTTCTTTCGAGTTGTTTCTTTCTGCTGCAACTCTTTCTTCTATCTCACCTAAAATAGTTTCGAAGTTACTACCTTGTTCCGAAACTGCTGTAGATAATTCATGAAGTTCCATTGCAAGAACTTTATCCATCTTTTGTTCTATTCTTGATAAAGCAGAATTTACTGGTGCTAAATCAACATTTACTGTTGGTGGTGGAGCAACTGGTGCTTTTGCTTCTAACTTTGCTGCAATTCCCAATTCTTCTTCTGTGCAGGCTATAAAACCAAAGTCATTTTCTTCTGTCATTTATTATCTCGGTTGAAGTGCTAGTTGAACTTGTATTGAATTACGCATCTTTTGCATTTGATGTTCGACAAATACTGGTTCTACATTTTCTGCTTTTTCCAAATTACACCATTGAGTTAATAAGAAACCAGTTAGCATGTTCTTTGTATAAATTGGTAAAACTGAAAATGCTTGAATGTTTCTGCTCTCAAAAAATTGTTTGAAGTAACTATCTTTCAGATCAACTGTGAAATGAATGGTTGCTTTGTTTTCTAAAACTAAATTTAGAAGAGGAACAAATAATGAACAAAGAACTCCATGCATTCTATTTGCACAAGAGTCTATACTTCTTTGTAATGATTCGTGTGTTACGGAAAACTTACGCATAGAAACACCATCCATAAAGTAATCACCATTATGGAGTTGTATTATCTGGGTGCGTGCAGAGTCCGTAACAAGTCGTAATTCTGTTAAAAGTTCATTTATTTCACTATGAACTTGTGTAAAAGAGAAATCTTTGTGTTTTTTGTATTTTTTAACATACTTCCAAGTTGCAACACTGAATGCAACAAGTATGGCAGAGTAAATCGACCAGTTCTCAAACACCTTAATAAAGTCTTCGTGAAGACTAAAAGAACCATTCCCCATGCTATTATTTATACAAAAATTATTCTTTACTGCCTGGGTTTGATTTTAAATAATCATAGACAGAACCAATGTAATCATCTGCTACGGTTATTTTTGATTGTACCCATGCTTCCAATTGTGTCTCTGGCTTCATCATTTTTAAAATTTCTGTTGCTTTTTCAACAATTGTCTTGCATTGAGAGATAACCATCTCACCTTCCATATCCTCCAGTGGGATGTGCTCTACGATTGGTTCTGGTTGTGGATTTGGGGTATTTGCTACTATTTCTTTGTAATTTAATGGTATGAAACGCATGGTATTTCTCCTATATCGTATGTATAAATACACTATATGGCAAAAAAACAAGGTCAAGATTTCGAATGGTCTGTATTCTATCTTGCTACAAAAGATTTAAAATCTGGTGTAGATAAGGATACATTTGTGGAGGCTGCTAAAAATTATAGAAGCACTACTGCTGCTGTAAGAAAAGCTGCAGGTAATGCAATAAAACTTGTAAACGATCAATATGGAAAAATAACAAAAGTTGAAAAAATGTCAGGTGGTAAAGAACCAAAGTGTGACATAATGTTTATTGCTGGTGGTGAAAAAATAAAATGTTCTTTAAAATATGGTGGTAATGTTCAATTATCTTCTGCAGGTGTTAGTAAAACTGTTGAATTCTTAACAATGGTAATAGAAAATTACTCAGAACAGACTGGTAAAGATAAAAAATTGTGTGAAGAATCATTAAAAATATTAACAAAATTTTCAAATGAATATGGCAATCTTGGTAAGATGAAAAGAAGTTTGGCAGACAAAAGAATGGCAAATGCAAAAATTTATGATGCACAAATAAAAAAATTATTAGGTTCTAGAACTGATATAGAAGCAGAATCGGAAGAATTAAAATTAGCAATAATTAAAGAAGCAGTAACTGGATCTTATCAATTTGGCAGAAATGCCGATTTGACAGCAGATCATATATTAAGCGAACACTCATTAAAAAAGATAGATAAAAAATTACTAAAAACTATAGCAGATGGAACCTCTGCTAGAATACGATTAAAAGGCAGAGGCAAAGAAAAAACATCTGGACAAAGATTAAATGAAATTGTAGTTAGTCTAGACGCAAATGTAAAGATATAAGGATTTATCATGGCAAAGAGCAGAAAAACAAAAGGCAAAGGTTTCAGTAAGGGTGGATATAAGAATAGAAAGAATAGACCAGCAGGATATTCTCGTACTGGTCTACCAAAAATTTATCCACCGGGACATGATGTTACTTTGAGAGCAGTAAAGATCGGTTGATTATAAACCGTAACGATCTTTCATTGCTTTTGCAGCCTTGGTTCCCTTCATCGAAGGACCACCAACAATCTTATTCATAACATCTCTGAATCCACCAGTTGCTTTATTGTCAACTCTCATGTTGGTATCCATAGCCATATTCGGAGCAGTCAAACATTCCTGTTTGACTTTCTTCTCTTTACAATTTGGACATGGTTTCTTTTCTGGTTTTTTGCGATTATCCATTTTAAAGAATTCTTCAAATGTATAACCGCAAGCGTGACACAAATATTCATAATTAGGCATGTTTAAAATTCTCCAGTCGAAAGTATTTATTTCGGAAATTCTCCAGTCGAAATGAAAATTCTCTATTCGACCCCATTTTCTCTATTCAAATGGGGATTTTTATTTAAATACAAAAATTCTCTAATCGAATTCAAAATTCTCTATTCAAATATAAAAATTCTCTATTCGACTTGACTTTACCCTTGTTACACTATATACTTATAGCATATGAAGACGAATACTAAACAATTCGTGACTCATGTTCGCAATCATCTAGCCGAGTACGGCTTCACATTACATCTTGGCAGAGGCAAGCGTGTAAACTCCGGTGAGAATTGGAGAGCCGAAGGCTACTTCGACGCTGGTGCAAAGTGCATCAAAGTCGGAAAAAGCGGTGTACAATGGCTTGAAACCCTTGTACACGAGTATGCTCATTTTCTCCAATGGCTTGACAGTTCAGATTCTCTAGCCGAACGCGAGGACAAAGCCGCTCGTATCGTTCAAGACTACCTGCACGCAGGCAAGGGT